CCAATTTTTTTGCCATTTTGAATATTAGATATTCTCGAATGATGCTCCTGTTGGAGTGATAATAAATTCCAAATCAATAAATTCAAGAGAGCGAGTTGGTTTGATGTAAATCTTACCTCTTAAAGTGTTAGCGTCAATATCTTCTGGATCATTTGACACTGTTACACGGAACTCATATAAACCTCTTTCCTTCTTAATTGATTCAAGAATTGGGTTAACCAATCTTAAGAATTCATTTCTTACTTGCTCATCATTTTGTTCAAATAACAATCTAACAGCAACCGCTGAAATTAACTTTCTTGCTCTTAGTAACAATCTTCTAACGTTGATTCTATCTAAAGCGGACTCTCTAACTTGAAGAGTTTTGTTACCCCAAATGATGGTACCAGTATCTGAGAATGTAGCAATTGGGTTAATTCTGTTCTTATAAAGTTCATCTCTTTCGTCTAAAGTTAATTTTTTAGACGCTTTGATTGCGTTTACTAAACCTCTTGAGTAACCAGCGACTGCGAACCATGGGTAAGATACGTTATCTGTTAATGCGATATTCTTCAATACTTCACCTGTTGGTGGAATATAAAGTTGAGTTGCGTTATCTACGTCTCTTACTTGAATCCAAGGCCAATAAGTTGCTGAATAGTTAGAGTCAATTGCCGCATCATCTAAGAAACCTACAACATCTTCCGCTGCTGTTGGTCCTGTTACGTTAGGTGTATTCATAATATATAATGAATCCGCTCTATCGTTTTCAATCATGTCAATTGCTTGGTTAACTAATGAACTTTGGTCGTAGAAGTTAATACCCGGAGTTGCGAATACGTTAATATCAACCGCCTCAGGGTTAGCAAATGTATTAATACCTTGTAAATAAGAATAGTAATCTGAGTTTCCGTTATACATATTGAAAACACCACCGTTATCTGTGTTACCACTTACATATGTTGATTTTCCGAATATAAAACCATCACCAAAGGTTCTTACTCCTCTGTAAATGTCCCATCCATCAAATCCACCACAAACCGCAAATGTGAATTTACGATTAGCTAAAACACCTAATTTACCTTTATCATTACCTTCTAAATCATATGGTGTAGTTTTAAACATAAAACCATCCAATGTAGCACCTGTGATAGTAGCAGCGTTTGCCGATAAGTGGAATCCATGTGTATATTCATCAGCAGTTGTTCCTTTGAATTTTAATAAATCTCTATCGTAACCAACTTGAGAAGACATACCTAAAGATACTTTTCTAATTTTGTCTCCTGATTCAACGATTGGTGAACCGTCTGAGTTGTAAGTTACAACGTCACCAGCATCGTGATATTGTGTTTTATAAACAATACTACCTTGAGTTCTTCCTGAAAAATTTGTTTCAGTTGTGAAACCTTTGAAACCAGCAGGAATTGCGTCAACAGGATGATTTTCAGCCAATACTAATGTTACAATTTTAGAACGTAACTCGTATTCACCATCAGATGTACCGATTTTTCTACCGATATAACCAGGTAAATCAGGGTTCATTGAACATCTTGAGAATTTCTCTAATACTACGATATTTTCGTCAGTGTCGTTGAAATCACGTATTAATACGTCAAAGTCACCTGTTTCAAGATTAATGTTTTGAATTGAAATTTTAACTTCGAAGTTTGCCGATTCACCATCAGAAATTGTTTGTAATTGGAATAAGTCAGAAACATTTCCACCTCTAACTTCTGAAACAACCATTGGAGATATTGTGGTATCCCATTGTGTTGCGAATCTAGAACCTTCAGCGTTGTAAACTTCGTCTAAACTAATACCTCTAATTTCACCTCTTTCGTATAATGCGTTTATTAAATTAGGATAAACTTCATGTACATAAAGTGGGAAATCGGCGTAAGGTTTGTCAAATACACCTGTACCTAAAACTTTGTTAATATATTTTGTTGATGATGAGTTAAAAGAACATGTAAATGTCTTTAAACCTTCAGTAGCACCTGTTACATTAATCACAAATTCTGATAATGGGTCAGTAGTAACGTTGAAATCAGAACTCAACGCTAATGCGAAGTGACTATTAGTAGTAACTTCTAATTCTAATTGTTGAATGTTGTTGTAATGTCCTCTTGATCTTAAAACCGCTACAACTACACCATCATTTACTAAATCTGCTTCGTAAACATACCTGTCTACAACGAATTTATTTAAAGATCCGTCCCATACGAAAAGATAAGAATAGACTAAACTAGAACCATCATTAAATAAATTGTACCAGTTTTTGTTATAATCAGATTCAGCATATAGTGAACCTGTAAATGGTGATACCAATTCATCACCACTAGGAATGTCTGCTTCAGGAATTTGACCTATAGCGAACCATACCCCATCATTACCTGTTGTACCGCTAAAATTAGCGAAGATGTAATCAGTTATCGAAGTCCCTTCAAATGATGTTTTACCACTAAGTTCGGCAAAAAATGTTGATCCTGTAAAAGTTGATAATGGATTTGGGTCCATATCAGCACTAGTGGATCCACTTAAACTAGCCGCCCAAGTTGAATTTGATGGTTGGAACCCACCTAAAGTTTTTATTCCAAATGATTTATTTGGTTTGTATCCTGTTAATCCTAAGATTCTGGTTACAAATAATTGGTTTGATTCTTGTAAATAAGATTTTGCCACATAAGGTAATTCATATTTTAGGTTTCCTCCCTCGTCTTTTACTGGAGATGTACCACCAAAATATGTTCTAAATTCGTCGAAATTTCTAATCAACAATGGTTCAAATGCTGGACCCTTTAAAGTCTCACCCACTAAACCCAAAGTTGTTACTCCGACGCTCTGTGCCACGAATGTTAAATCTTTCTCTGATGTGTAGACACCTGGAGAAACGAATACTCTGTTTGAATTTGCCATCGATTAATGTTTGGTTAATTATTTTTATTAGTTATTCTATAAATATCTTTGTTTTTATGAAAGATTTCCGTAATTTTCTTAATTAAGATAGTTATTTATCTTTAATTATCTTTTTTTATCTATGACAGAAGAAAACAAAACTAAAAACGTAAAAATCAGTGAGAAACATCACGAAATGTTGAAAATCCACTGCGATAAGAATGGACTTAAAATTTATAAAGTTTTAGAAAAGTGGATTGAGGACTATTGTAAACCTAAAAAGAAAGACTTATATGGTGACGATTAGTATAAGTAGGTAATATTAATTCTATCCCCAACCAAAGGTTCTCCATTCAATGTTACAGTATCTCTACCACTAACATCAAATCCGATACCCTCCTCTTGAACAAGACCATTTATATCTAATATAACGACACTATCGATTGAATTATTCACTCTAAAAGTTAAACTTGTCCCGTCATATTCAAATGATTCGTTCGTTATCTGAACCGCTTTACCGTAGCTGTCCACCCAAACGTTATTTTTACCTTTATAATATGAGATTGAAACTTGACTTCCTTCATATGGAGCGTCGGTAAAGGTTATTTTAGATGTTCCTGAAACATGATAATAATCAACATCTCTTTCTTGAACCAATCCATTAACCGATACATTAAATAAAAATCCCATACTTTCACCAACACTATATGTTGTCTGCATACCGTCCGAAGGGAAAGTTGTGACAGTAATATCAATTGTTTTATTGATAAATTTCTTTTGGAATCCCTTACTCTGAATAAATTCATTCAATAAAAACATTCTACTGACAGCTGGTTTTACTTCAAACTCTTCACTGTCAATTAAGAATCCTAACATTGTAAATGTATAATTTTGAATATAGAATCTACGACCATCCACAGTTTCCATTGGTGTATTATCTTCGACCCTATCTAATACAATTGGTATATAGTGACCTTTAACTGTTGTGTAAGATTGTCTTGATGAGAATTTCTGCATGACAATTTTACTGAACTTATTTAAATCTCTGAATTTATTACAAATTATGGTAACGTCAAAAGTAATATCCACCGCAACAGGTTGTGGCATTTTATAAATGTCAGCACCTGCTTGTGTACCGTTCCATGTTGGGACAGACGCATAATAGAACGTTCTCCTATCTGGTATTGTTCTCTGAACCACAGGATTTGTACCGGGTTGAACATCGGGTTTTCTTATAACAGCAATAAATGGTAATTCAACATTTCCATCATCATCCGAAAATTCCCAATTGTTAGAGAATTCACCCCATCTTTGGATTGTTAAAATTTTTGGAATAACTGGAATTTTTTTACCGTCAGTTGTGATTACAAAGTTTTCTTTTACGAAACTAAGCATACCACCGTCTAAGTCATCATGTAAAATAGAATCGGGTAAGTAAGAATCAGATTTAGTAATCCTATCTAATAGTTCCTGTCTTCTATCTACAATTTGTTTACCTTCGTAATATTCCTTACCACCGTAAACATCAATATTGTTTTTTCTTTTAGGTATTCCCATATTAAACTCCTCTAAATTCACCTTGCTGTGTTGGAACACAGGTTATAGTTCGGTAATGAGGTTTATAACCAAACATTTTATGTTTATTATCCGATGTAACTTTTCCATCATTAGATACAGTATAATATCTTATCTTGTCCTCTGAATCTGCGTAACCAATATAGTCACCATATCTAATATCTATTTTTAATTCTTCTAAGTGTCTAATATATACCGATAATGTTAAATTACCCGGTTCATTATAACGAATTAAACCGTTTTTATATGTTGAATTTTTAGGTTCATCAATTTTAACCAAAGCATTAAACTCAATTGGAGGAAAGAATTTTACCTCGTCCTTACCCACTTCGGCATAAATCGCGTCAGTCTCAGTTTTACCTCTATCTACACGATAAAGGACCAATTTCATGTTTAAATCTCCATGTAGGTATTCCTGACCCATTTGAATATTAATATCAAAATCGTCTTTTGAGAAGAATTTACCTAATCTTGTTATTGGTAGTTTATTGTTCATATCTTAATAAATAGTTTAATGTTCCATTCTATTTATGTATATTTTATAAGAAGTTATGATACCTGAAATAGAAGCTAGGGAAATATTATCAACATATGAGGGTTCCAATAATCAACTGTTGGAATGGAAGAGAAAATTTACTGATGTAAAAAACTTTAAATTGACCAGACCTCAAGCGGAGTACGTTATGAAATATAAAGACGTAACTCCAAAGGTAGCACGCAAATACATTAAAATTGTTAATACTTTTGGTGAGAAGATTATGGAAGAAAAACTTCTAACAAAACCCGTTGAACAAATTTGGTGTGAAAAATTATTATGTGATTCCGAGAAGGCGTTTCATATTTGGGGTAAGATTTTAGATAGTGAACAAAATACTGCGTTTTGGTTACCTAAAGCCGCAATTGTTCAACCTGAAAAAAAATTAAATAGAATTATTGACTACTCTCCGTATAGTAGTCGACCTCCTATGGATCATCAAAAGATAGCAATTGAGAAGTTATTGGCTAATGATAAATTCATTTTAGCGGATGACATGGGATTAGGTAAAACTACATCGGCAGTAATCGCATCGTTAGAAAGTAAAGCAAGAAAGATACTTATAGTATGTCCCGCATCTTTAAAAATAAATTGGGAGAGGGAAATAAAAAACTATTCAGATAGAAAAGTTTTAATTGTCGAAGGACGTAAATGGGGTTCAACATTTGACTACTACATTATTAATTATGATATTATTAAGAACTACCACACTACAGACAAGAGTGAAGATAGCGACGATTATAAATTATTGGTTAATGCCAATTTTGACTTGGCAATCGTAGATGAAGCCCACTATATTTCAAATTCAACCGCAAACAGAACCCGTTTATTAAATGATGTTTTAGAAACAATCCCAAAAGTTTGGTTATTGACAGGGACACCTATGACTTCAAGACCAATAAATTATTTTAATCTATTAAAAATTGTTGAGTCTCCGTTAACTTTAAATTGGCAAACTTACGTTAGAAGATATTGTAAAGGTTTTCAATTTAGTGTAGGTAATCGTAGAGTTTGGAATACGAGTGGTGCTAGTAATTTAGATGAATTGAGAGAACGTACCAAGAACGTTGTTTTACGTAGAATGAAAACCGACATTCTTGATTTACCTGAAAAAATTGTTACCCCTGTGTTTGTTGAATTAACAAGTAAAATGTACGATGAGGAATTAGAAGAATTTACACGTATTAGTAACGATAAGAAAGATGATGAAACTATTAGTGTTACATTAAATCGATTAATGAAAATTCGTCAATTAATTTCTTATGAAAAAATTCCGTATACATGTGAGTTGATTGATAAATGTTTAGAACAAGGTAAGAAGGTAATCATATTAACTAATTTTACTATGACATTAGATATGTTACATGAGAAGTATAAAAAGAACTCAGTAACACTTGATGGTCGTATGTCTAAAGATAAGAGACAAGATTCTGTTGACAGATTTCAAAATGATGATAAGATAAAAATATTCATTGGCAACATCAAAGCTGCGGGTGTTGGTATTACGTTAACGGCTGCCGAAGTTGTTATCATGAACGATTTATCATTTGTACCAGCAGACCACTCACAAGGTGAGGATAGAGCATATAGATATGGACAAAAAAATAGTGTCCTCGTATACTATCCTGTATTTGAGAACACTATTGAAAAAGTGATTTATAATATTTTACAAAAAAAGAAAAACGTTATAGACCAAGTAATGGGTGACGGAGAATATTCTGAAACTTTTAGTAAAGATTTACTTAAAGCGTTACTTTAAAATATATTCCTTTTCTTTATATAATAATTCAGTAGGAAAAAAGACTCCCTCTTCGGTAAAAACTATTTTTGTTTTATCATTATTGAAGACCATAATTCTTTCTTTACCTGTAACAAATACATAATAATCCGCTTTACATTTTTCTGACATCCCAGTGTTAATTAAAAACCCATCTTTTAAGGGTTTTATATTTGACGTACTTTTTATTTGGTCAGTTGTTTTTCTACCATCATTATGTGTTTTCCAAACATCAATACCTTCTTTCATATCTTTTAAATCTCCTCTACCAGTTGATGCCACATAAGTTTTCAAATCGTTAAAAAAATAATCAATGTCGGACAAATAAAAACTTTGAGCCTCATCACCAATTGACATTGTTCTACGATATTCGGTTCTTAATTGTTCACAAAACGGATTACCTAATAAAAATATATCGTATTTTTTATGTTCGATTATTTTAAAAATCTTATCTATTTTCTCAGTAAAAACTTCATATGTATCTGTCGGTTCAAACCTAATTTGTTCTTTATATGAAAAAGTAACCCCATCAATTACGATACTTTCAATTCCTTTTTCACGATATAAACTCAAAAGATATTTGTTACATCTGTTGAACATCCATGACCAACCGGTGTAATGTGTATCTCCCTGCATCAAAGGGTCCCAAAAACCTTGATTTATAACTCCCTCTTGAACCTCAACTTCTCCGGGTTTCTGACCCCACATTCCTAAAGGTTCATATATACTTTTTAAAATTGGTAATATTTTATTCTTAATGTAGACCCTATATTTAATTTTATTGTAATACAATAACGCACATTCATTTGAAAGTGACATTTTGAGTAGAGGGTCTAAACTCTTTATTCTTTCTTTTATATCCATAATAGCAAATATAAGATATTTATTGTAATATATCAAATAATATGAGTGCAACTATAATATCACAACCCGAAAAAGAGAAGTTATACACACAGGTTTTTCACTTGTTAGGTATGCCAGTTCGTGGAATTGAACTAACGGAAGAACAAATGGACACCTTCATGGAATTATCCTTATCGGAATACGAACAATACGTTTCTGATTGGTTAATTGAATCTCAATGGTCGGGATTGGCGGGATTAGATGTTGATACTCAGTCTTTAACACGCGCCTTTACAACAAGAAGTTTGGATTATGAAACTCAATATACCTATTCATATTCTAAGATTGTAGGTTTACAAGCGGGTGGACCGTGGGAATTAAAGAAAGATTTTATTGAATTAGAAACCAACGTCCAAACATATGAGATTCCTGCCGGTAGAGAGTTAAATGAGTTACTTTGGTTCACAAGAGCAGAATTGACTGATTCTATCGTTGACCCATTTTTAGGTGGTTTCGGTGGTCTTGGTGGTGTTGCGTTTGGTGGTGTGGGTGGATTTGCTCAGGTTGGTGCGTCGGGTTCATACTTTATGTTACCCGCTTTCGATTTGTTAATGAGAATGCAAGATAGAAACCTTAAGAACCGTTTGATTGGTGGTGAATTAACGTATAGAATCACCGCAGGTCCTAATGGTACAAAACTTGTTCATTTACATAATACACCGGGTGGTAGATTTGATTTTGGTTCAATAACACGACACAGTTTTAAGGTTTGGTATTGGTATTATGAAACTATGGATAGAGATACTTGTTTAGACCAAAATAAAGATGTTATTAAATTACCATCTGACGTTGAGACAGAACAACTTACATGGGATTCATTAAATAAACCGGCACAAAACTGGGTTAGAAAATATTTGATTGCTTTCGCGAAAGAAGGTTTAGCAAGGATTTGGGGTAAATTCTCAGGTGATTTACAGGTACCCGATAGTCAAGTAAAATTAGATTACACATCTTTACTTACTGAAGCTAAAGATGAAAAAATGAAATTGGTTGAGGAATTGATGCAACGTCTTGAAAGACTTCGTCCTGAAAAGATTCTTGAAAGAAAGGGGAATGAAGCAGAAAATCTTAACAAATCGTTAAAATATAGACCATTCCAATCCCCTTATAATGTAATTTAAGATTCTACTGCGTGTAATGCGAAATCGTTACCGTTAGTTTCAATGATTTCTTCTTCATTTGATTTAGTACTAGCCTCTTGAAGAGCCACAACTTTTCTATTGTGCTCAACCCAATATTGGTCAGCTAATTCCAAACTATCCTCAACATACATGAAGAATGGATCTCTACCGATTCTATTCCAAAAGATTACTTCACTATCTGATAGTGTCATAACTTCATCGAACTTATCTTGACCGTCTTCTTTTAACGGGAATCCATTAATTAATTCACATTGAAGTTTGGTAAAGAACTGTCTGTCCTTTGGGTCCTCAATCAAAATATCATCACGAATATCGGTCTTGAACACACAAAGTAATGGTTCCAATCTCTTGTTAAAGTTAGTCAGATAACGAGCAACATTGTAATCACCTTTTAAGTCGGGATTATTTAATATTTCTTTTTCATCAATCATGTAACAATTGATTTTCAAATATTCAGATGGCATTGGTACACCGTGTGTTGCCAAGTATTCATCTTGAGCTTTCTTTGTTGGTTTTGTTATCTTCTGTACGTCACCATCAGATTTTTTAATTCCATTATTAACGTAATAAATTGTATCACCTAAACCAGCGGGATAATCATTTTCAATAACAAGTTCCATATGTGCTTGTCGAGACATTAATGAACCAGCTTTGGTAGTTTTTTTAATATACTTTTTATAATCTTCTACCGATTGTTTAACACGAGCCTTGTTAGCTATTTTAGATAATGGAATCTCTTTATTATATATCTTCTCAACATAGTCATAATATAATTCAACAAATGATAACCCATCACCATTTAAAAGATGTTTTAAACCCTCATCTAAAAACTCAACGATATATGTTTGTAGTTTTTTTGATTTGATTGTGTTACCCGTTAATTTAATTTTCTCTTTACCTTTCTTCATCATTTTAATGATGTAGTTCTTACGAGAAACGTTAATACAAGCAGGAGCCACGTAGTCAATATCTAAACCCATTTCATTTCTCATGAATATATCGTTGAATTCTGCGGTATCCGCTTCAATACCACGATACTCTTTACCTTCAACAACTAATTCATTTAGACCTTTACCGATGTATACTGTGTCGTTTATGTTTTCAGGTGTTTCAAAGTTAACACCATCCGTATCCATTACAAGAGGTTTGTATCCTTTCTTTTGGAAGAACATAATCATCATACGTAAACACTGACGACCAACACATGTTATAGTCTCACCCATATTCATATCACCCCAAGGAAATACTTGTGGTGCTGACAATGAACCAAAGTATGCGTTAATGAAAATCTTAATTGGTAATTGTTTACGGTCATACATTTCAGCCATAACAGGGTCCTTATCTTTCAATTCACCAGCAAGGTGTTTGTATTTAATACGAATGTTACGGAAATATTTTAACATCGATTTTTGTACCCCCATAACATCACATTCGGGGAACACATCATACACAAGTTGTATAGACGGATAAAGTGACGAGTAGTCAAACTTAACAATGTTCTTTGAGAAACCTACATTTAATAAACGAGATAAACCTCCCGTGATGGCACGTTTCTCATCCTTTGCCGGTATAGCCAAATTGTTTTCATATGACCACGCTAACATGATAATTTTCCACAATGTCGCGGTACCCATTGTCGCAATTCTTTCGTAAGTCGTTGGTACTAATTTAGAAAGTAAGAACGTTGATTGAGAGAATGAATCATCTACGACCATTGTCTCATATAAGTCATCGTCAAGATATTGTTCTACAATTTTTCTACCTGGCCATATTTCAAATTTACCAGGATACTTTTCCATTAATCCTTCGGTACCAGGTTCACCTATTTGTTTGTAACCACCTGTCTTTGGATTAACATAATAACTTTCGTTATCAAGATATATTTTGGAAATTTTTCCACCATCAACGTACACACGATTAGGTTTTTCTTTTTCCAAATATGTCGTGATATATTTCAAACCCCAACTTTTAATTTCAGAGTTGATTGCTTGAGCACGTCTTACTGAATGGGCAATATCAATGATGTTAAATCCCCATATAACGTGTTGTGTATATGGTTCAATTTCATTAGCAAGTTTTAACATCCCTTCCTTTTCCTTCATACCTGTTTTAGTAAAGATTTGTGTTAAACCATTCACATCGACACCAAGTATTTGTGCTCGTTTTAATATAAACGGCCAGTCAAAGAAAGCTGAGTTGTAACCAGCGACAATTGTGGGTTTTAAATCTCTAATATGTTTGAAAAATCTCTCAATACATTTTTTCTCACCATCTTCACCAAATGCGGGAATGGTTTCGTTTAGACCACGGTTGTCCTTCACTCCAATCAAGATGATGTTACAAGTTTCAGGATCAAGACCTGTGGTCTCAATATCGAATACAAAACGATAAACACCATTGTATTCGTCAATTCCTTTAAATAATCTTTTTTTCTTCTGTATAAGATATTGTTCTACAGGTGATAATACGGTAAAGTATTGTCTAAAATTTTCATTCCAAGGGTCGATACCACCTTCTCTAAAAAAACTTGTTAGATTGGTATAACTTTTAATACTTTTAACTAAGTACTTCATACCCAATTCAAGTCGTTCATTACCATAAGTCTCCAACTTATCAATAACGATACCATGTTTCGCCATTGCCTTTTTCTGTAATGATTTTGAATCACTATAGAATCCTAAACCAAACAAATCACCCACCCATAGAAATGGAGTATAAGTGTCAGGTTTTACAATTTTACCTTGAACAGGGTCTTGAATAATTTTGAATATTGTGTTGGTGGGATAATCGTACTCAACTCCGACTATAAATTCTTCGGGGTCGCCACCATTAAGGAAATTCTCGATAATTTCCTGAGAGATAACTTCTTTCATTATTAATTTTTTTAATGTGACACATTAACTTGTGGTCAATCCACAATTAGTCTTTATGGTACAATAATAATGAAAAAATGTTAATTTATCAAATTACGTTGATAAAAAGTTTCTCTTTTAAAGGAAGAATTAACTTTGTTGTTGGGTTTGAATTGGTGTCTAAAAACTGAATGGTAATGATACCTTCATAT